AGGATCGCGACCCCGGGGCCCGACGTCGTCACGTCGACGGCGAGGTCGGCGCGGCGGGTGTCCGCGGGCGCTACGGCAAAGCCGCCCAGGCGCTCGGGCGGGGTCGTCATCCCGTCGAGCGCCTCGTTGGAGATGTCCGCGTCGTCGGCGTCGACCCAGATCACCACCGGCTCGATGTCGGTCACGTCGCCCTCGACGTCGACATCGATCGAGCCCTCGATGCGCCCGCCTTCGGTCACGTTGACGCCGCCGGCGACGCGGAAGCGGTAGGTCCCGGCCTCCGCGATCACGAAGCGGATCTTGCGCGGCTCGCCCGTGCCGTCGACCACCGGGTTGGAGCCGGCGTCCCAGAAGATGTTTTCGGGCGCGGTCTCGAAGAACGGATCGACCACCGCGTTGCCGCCGCGCCAGGCCTCGACGACGGACAGGTCGTCCGCGACCTCGTCGATGTCCTCGGCGAGCGACATGAGCTCGCCCTCGAGGATCGACGCCTCGGCGGCGGTGAGGGCGGCGTTCACGATGATGACGGGCGGCGTCTCGACGTCCTCGATCACGGTGCGGTTCGCCGTGAGCCCATCGCCCACGCCGCGGCGGCGGCGCCACCGCAGGCTCACGTCGTAGGTCGTGGCTGGCAGCAACGGCGGGCAGCCTATGAAGCGTCCCTGCGCGGCCGCGGGGCCCGGGCAGGTGGCGACCACCGACCAGGGGTTCTCAGGTCCGGTCGTCGCCACGACGCGCATCTCGATGATCAGCAGGTCGGTGCGCGGATCGTCGTCGTTGTTGCAGGTGACGAGGATGCCGGGGAGCACGACGCCCTCGGCGCCGTCGCGCGTGGCCGGGACCGCGCTCGCGCCCGTCGGCGCCGCCACCGCCTCGTCCGCCCCGATCTCCTCGACGAGCAGTGGGTCTGACTGCCGACCCGTGGTCGAAACGGCGATGATCTGAAAGTCGAAGAAATCGCCCGCGAAGCCCGGCGGGTAGGTCGCGACGCGCGCCTCGGGGTCGAGGTCGGGCATCGGCTCGAACGGGATCGTCTCGCCATCGTCCGGCGTCACCCGGCGCAGCACGCGAATGCGGCCGACGCGCACCGTGGTGTCGGGGATCTCGAAGTGGATCGCGATGAAGTCCTCGGTGGCCACCGGATCGCCGACCAGGACCGGAGTCGGCGGACGCGGGTCCGGGTCGAGCGTGATCACGGGATCGAACGCCGGTACCTCGCCGCCCTCCGCATCGAACCGCTCGGGCGCGAGCGCGAACGCTTCGACGACCGCGGTGTACTCCTCGCCGCGGGTGACCGCGTTGACCACCGCGGGCAGGTAGATCGCGTCGATCTCGCCGAACAGCAGCACCGCGTCGACCGGCGGGGCGTCCTCGACGTCCATCGGGGTCGCGAAGGTGAGGACGCGGGTGTCCTCCTCTTCGTTGACCACCGCGACTTGGCTGGTCAGCTCGAGCCACGCCTCGCCGGCGGACTCCTGAAGGCCGCGCCACTGGATGCCGTAGCTGCCGCCGATCTCCATCGGGACCGGCTGATCGAGCGCGACCCCGATGCAGGTCCCGGGATCCATGTCGTCGAGGATGTGCGCCTTCACGAGCGGGCGGCCCAGGCCGACCCCGATGCAGTGGTGCGCGACCGCGACGTAGGACCCGGCGCCGACGAGCAGGCTCTCGATGTCGACTTCGATTTGATAGGTCTCGACCTGGCGCTTCGCCGTGGCGAGCATCCGACGGCCGACGCGCCAGACGTGCGCGGACCGCGTGATGCCGGGGACGCGCACGTCCTCGATCAGCGAGGCCGAGCTTGCGTCGTAGCCGTCCCAGTAGACGATGCGCGAGTCCTCGCGCCAGCCCTCCGCGGCGTTTGCGAACGTCATGCGGAGGGCGTGCGTCTTCGCCGGCGTGATGCGGCGCATCCGGAAGCTGTGGCCCGTCGCGTCGGTGAGGATCTGCGTCGGCGCGCCGGCTTGGGGGCCGTCGATCACCACCGACCACCGTCCGAAGCGCTTCACGGGGCGGAGGAACGCGGTGCGGCAGATCTCGGTCACGACGTCCCACCGGCGCCGGTCGGCCATGTCCTCGAAGACCGCGTCGAAGCGGAAGTCGTTGTCGTCGCACCACCGCCAGGCGCGCCCCCAGGCGGGCCAGTCGACGAGCGTGGCGGGCGTGTCGGTGTGAGGTCCACGCAGCGCGGCGAGCGCCACGTCGGCGTTGTTCGAGGACGCCCCGGTCCCAGACCAGCTCGCCGCGGACAGCGCCGCGAAGTCGGGATCACCGCCAGCGACGAGAGCGGGGTTTAGGCTCCCGGCGCCGCCGGCGGGATAGCCGAGGCGGCGGGCCACCAGGTTGATCTGCTCTTGCGCGCCGTTGAAGCGGTCGGACGCTTTGAAGCGGTAGGCCAGGAGCGCGGTGTCGGGGTCCGGCGCGATCGGGACGTTGCGCGTCGAGCGGAGCTGGAACCACACCGCGCCATCCGCGACGTTCTCCTCGTCGAGGTCCGGCGTGACGCGGCGGCAGCGCACGTTGTACTGGCCCTTCGGCACGTAGAAGGCGATCTGGTAAAACTTGGGCTCGCCGGGCTTGTTGCCGCTCGCCCTGAACGAGCTGACGACGTGGCTCAGCTCTGGAATGGGGAGGTCGTTGATCGCGCCGATGAAGGCTTCCAGGTCCGGCGCCCACTGCCCGTACTGCCACCGCGAGATCTCCTCCTCGGTCGCGATCCGCGACATGAGGTCCGCGGTCGACGCCGTGGTGACGATGCCGCTCTGCCAGTCGCCGACCGGATCGCCGTTCGCGTCGCGCAGCTGGTACTCGACGCCGATCACGACCGACTTCGTGGTGTTGTTGCCCTGGCTGTTGCGCCCGCCGAGTCCCTGCGGGAACTGGAACACCAGCGTGATCTCGTCGGTGTCGAGCTGGGTGACGCGCGTCACCCACTCCCCGGGTCCGTCCTGGGGCGCGTCGAGGTCTTCGGGCAGCGTGCCGTCGACGGCGTGGTCGCCACGATAGAGGGTGATCTCGTTTGTCTCGGCGGACCCAAGCCCCAGGTAGAGCTGGATCTGCACTTCGCTGAACTCGTCGATCGGCGTCTCGCCAATCTTGATGTCCTCGACCGCGAGCGGACCGCAGCCGAGGTTGAGCAGGCCGCGCACGTAGATCTCGTCGCCCAGCGCCTCGAGGTAGGGGGTGGCGTGATAGGGCGGGTAGAACCGGTGCTCGCCGGCGACGTAGGACTCGCTCGCGCCGCGCCGGATCTCGTTGCGGGCGGCGTCGACGCTGAAGCGCCGCTCCGGGGACTGCTGGAGCTGCGGCGGCTCCGGGAACGTGATCAGCGAGTTGACGAGCAGGTTCTCCGCGACGAGGAACGCCCCGCGCAGCAGCGCGATGTCGAGCGGGCCGATCGCGATGAAGTTGCCGAGGAAGGTCCCGAGCGCGCCGCCGGCCCACCACGCGAACGCAATGATGGCCACCGTCAGGAGGGCGCGACCGACGTCTTTGCCGGGGCGCGCGGCGATCAGGACGTGCGCCTGCGGCTTCGGCTTGATCCGCGCCCAGGCGTTCTCGGGCACGATGAGGCCGCCGACGCGGACGATGACGATATCGCTCGGACGGCGGTCGGGCAGCGCCACGGCCACCATCGCCGCCAGCGAGACGCCCACGGGGACGCCGACCAGCTCGGGCTCCTCGAACGGCGTCGGCGCCACGTAGATCGTGCGCATCGCCCGTGCGGGCTGTGCGACGACGGCGAGGGCGCTAGCGCGGGACATAGAAGCCCATCACCTTGGGAACACGCGGATGATCGAGGGGCACGTAGACCGTGCCGGACGGGCCTGTGACGTGGAGCAGGTAGCCGCGGCCGTCCGTGACGCCGCAGTGCGGGGCGTTTCGGCCGCGCGTCATCAGGACGGCCGCGGGCTGGCGCGGGCGGGTGGTGTCGAGCGGCCGCCAGTACCCCGCGACGCCGCGGGCGAACAAGCCACGGCGGAACTCGGCGTCGGTCGTGGCGGCCTGGCGATCGTCGTCGCAGGGGAACACGGGAAGGTTCCAGCCGAAGATGGACTCACACACCCAGCGCGTCAGGCCCCAGCAGTCCCAGCCGGCCGGGTCCTCGCCACCGGCGACGTTGGGCGCGCCGACGAGCTTGGCCGCCCAGTCGGCGGGCGGGCGGAGGTCGAGCGCTTCCATCACCAGAGCCCCGGCGCCCGGTCGGGCGTGAAGCGGCGCGAGGACGCCGGCGCGTCGTCGTCGTCGGGGAAGCCGAGGTTGAGCGTGATGCTGAAGGTGTCGCACTCCCAGTCGAGCACCGTCATCTGCGGGACCGGGTGCTGATCGACGTCGGGGTCGCTCACCATGACGGTCTGCACGGTGACGAGGACCGTGTCGTCGAGCTGGCGGAGCGCGAGCGTGATCGTGCGGTCCACGTTTGTGGTGACGAGCTGGCCCTGACCGGTGCCCGCTTCGAGTTCGTCGGGGATCCGGAACGTCATCGGGAAGCGCAGGTAGGTGTCGCCGTTGGAGACGAGGTTCTCGGCGTAGTTCGTGAGGCGGATCGGGGACGGGAGGTCGTCGTGCTCGAAGGTGACGAGGAACACCCAGTCCTCGTCGGTCCGACTGGCGATCACTCCGGAGACGTGCTCGGGGGTGGGCATTCGCTACACCAGCGTCGGGGTGAACTCGAAGGTGATGCCGACCTCGACGACACCGCCCCGCCATGACACGCGGAAGGGCTCCTGCCCGCCGACGAACTCCAGGAGCCCTGGTTCCTGACTCGTCATCTCGGTGAAGTTAACGGCTTCGATCCCCGAGCCCGCCGTGGTGCGGAACCACGTCAGAAAGGACGCGTACTGATCGGCCGTCATCACGATGACCATCGACCCGGCGCCCGGCTGGCCGCGGCGGAACAGCCGCTTTTTGGGGCGGCCCGAGTCCGTGTTGGAGCGCAGGATCTCGTCGGGCGGCTGGTAGCGGTAGCCCTCGCGGAGGGGGCAGTCCGGGACGCCGGCGGGCCAGTTGATCGCCATCGCTCACCCGCCCCTGTGTGCGCGCGGCGTCAGGCCGAAGCGCTGCATCGACTTGTCGGCGCCGCCCGTCGCGATCGTGTCGGCGACTGCGCGGCGGATCGAGATCTCGAACATCCGGCTCGAGCCCGCGCCGCGCTTCTGCTGGACGTCGACGCGGCCGTCGGTTTCGTTGTGGACACTGATGTTGACGTCGCCGCCGCCGGCGCGATCGCCCGGGCGGGTCACCATGACGTCCTCGCCAGGCGTGAGCGCCAGGGCGCGGAGTTGGCTGTCGGTGCCGCCGGCGCCGCCGACGGTGAACCCGCCGCCGCCCGCGAAGCCCATGACGTCCATGAGCCCGCCCTGAGCCCCTCCGCCGAGGCCGCGGAATGCGCCGCTGAACCACGAGAACATGGCGTCGGCGACGAAGTCGAAGGCGCGCGAGATCGCCCGCTCCCAGGCGCGCTGCACCCAGTCGCGGAGGTAGTTGCTCGTGTCGTCGTTGAGGGCGGCGATGATGCCGCCGCGGAACGCCTGCCGGAACCGGCCCTGCAGCTCGGCGTCGTCGATCGCCTGCGCCTCGCGGGCCGCCTCGCCGTAGGCGGTGTCGTAGTCGAGTCCAGGACCCATGGCGCTCGGCTGCACCAGCTGCAGCTGGCGGTCGCGGATGTAGCCTTCGCGCTCGAAACTGCGCGCCATCGAGTCGTCGCCGCGCAGCCGCGAGAGGTCGGCGTTGAAGTAGGCGGAGTCCGCGCGGCGCTGCAGTTCGGCTTCGGAAAGGCGGTCGAACGTGTCCAGCGCGCGCCGCCTGTAGTCCAGCTCCTCGTTTTCGGCGCGCCGAGCCTCCACCGCCGCGAGGATGCTTTCGATTTGACTGTCCGCGACGCTCGCCTCCTCGAGCGCGACGCGCGCGCGCGCCTGACGGATGTCGTCGTCGTACATCGGCGCGAAGCCCTGGGAGCGGCGGAACTCGTCGACGTCGAGCATCCGCTGCAGCTCCTCGGCGCGGCGCTGGCGCGCCTCGGCGGCGGTGTCGGGCACCGGTTCCGGGCTGAACGTCGAGTCCGGCGCGTCGGCCAGCTCTTGCATCCGGCGGTCGCTCGCCGCGATGCGCGCCTCGACGAGGCGGATATCGTTCTCCAGCTGCTCGAGCCTGGCGGACGACGTCGGGCCGGCGATGCCGGTCCGGGTGGCGTCGCGGATGCTCTGCGCGTTGAGGCGCTGCTGCTCGGCGCTGCGCTCGGCGGTGAGGCGATCGAGCTCGCCCTGCAGCCCGGCCTTGTTCTGCGCCAACGCCATCAGGTTTTCGAGCCGCGAGAACGTCGGCTCGCCGGACGGGATCTCGTCGACCGCCGAGGCGACGCCGCGGATCCACGTGGCCGCGTCGCGCGCCTCCGATCCGAGGTCGGCCATCGCGCTCGCGTTGTCGCCGAGCAGATCGGCCGTGGTGCGCAGCAGCGACTCGGACTCGTCGAGGATGTCCTGGAACTCCTCCATCTCCTTGCGCGCCTTGAGGCTCTCCACCGCGAACAGCCCGAACGCGGTCGCAATGCCGGTGATCAGGATCACCCAGGGCCCGCCGAGGAACGTCATGGCCGCCCGCAGGCCCACCATCACCCCCGTGGTGGCGACGGAGGCCCCGGTCGCGGCCGACATGGCGACCGTCGTGGCGGCGATCGACGTCGCCGCGGCGGCCATGCTGGAGACCAGGGCGACCATCGCGCGGCCGGCGAGCACGCCGCCCACCGTGGCGGCGACCACGATCGCGGCGTTGCCGAAGTCCTCGATGTTCATGGCCACCGAGTCGATCGCGCCGCCGAGGCGATCCGACGCTCCCACCGCGTCGTCCATCGTGGCGACATAGCGGGTCGTCTCGGTGCGGAGGTTCGTGAAGGCGTCCCCCACCGTGCGGCGGGTCGCCTTGAACTGCGTCTCGATGCTCTCCCCGCCCGCGAGGATGGCGGCCAGCAGGCGGTCGGTCGTGAGCTTGCCCTCGGCGCCGAGGCGCTTCAGCTCGCCGATCGTGACGCCGAACTCGTCGGCGATCGCCTTGGCGAGCAGCGGGGCGTTCTCGCGGATGGACCGGAGCTCGTCGCCCTGCAGGATGCCGGACGCAAGGCCTTGCGACAGCTGCAGGGTGGCCGCGGCGCGCTCCGTGGGCGACGCCCCGCCGGCGACGAACGCCTTGTTCACGATCTCCGTCGCGCGCCCGACGTCGGCTTGCGAGAACCGATGCCGGAGCTGCTCGGTCGAGCGCAGGATGCGGGCGTAAAGCTCGACGGTCGCGCCCAGCTCCGAGCGCGACCGCTTGGCGATGTCGACATTCGTGTTCATGGCGTCGTTCAGGTTGCCCTGCGCGATGCCCGCTGCGGAGACGAGGTTCTCGTAACGCGACCAGCTGTCGGCCGCCTTCAACGCCTCGCGGCCGATGATTCCCACGCCGGCCGCCGCGAGCGCGCGGCGGATGTTCCTCGCCATGGAGTCCGCCGCGCGCGTCGCGTTGCGGTTCATGTCGTTGAACTGGCGTTCGATCTCGCGCGTGCGGCGCTGATTGTCCGCCACCGCACGCTCCATCGTGCGCGCGTAGCTGCGCACGTCGGCGGAGAGCTCGACCACCAGGCGCTCGAGGTCGGTGACTTCGGCCATTTACGCCTTGACCTCGTTGCTCTTGATCATCGCGAAGAACTCCTCGCGGGTCGGCGCGGGCGGCGGGGGTTCCTCCCCGTGCGCACGCTCCCAGCCGTCGAGCAGGGCCTCGAACTCCCAGACGCTCAGGCGATCGACGTCACGCGGGCTCAGGCCGAGGACGATCCCGTTTCCGTAGATGGCGGCGAACCGCCACTTACCTCGCGGGAGGGGTGGGTCGGGGACTCGTCCCCCGCTTCGCCCTCGGCCTCGGCTTTTCCCACCGGCTCGTCCTCATGCCCCTGGAGCGCCGCGGCGATGATCGCGAACGCGAGCTTCGAGTTGAGCGTCCAGTCCGGCCGCTCCTTGACGTAGCGGTCGGTGAGCGAGAGTGCCCGGAGGGGCGGCTCGCCGCCCCCGATCAAGCCGAGGCGGATGATCTCCACGATGTCGTCGATCATCCACGCGCCGGCGATCAGCCGGTTGAGGACGAGGTTCGGGCCGGCGTCGGTCTTCTCCTGAAGCTCCCGAAGCTCGCCGTAGCCGAGGCGGAAGGTGTGCTTGCCGTCCGCCCACTGAAGCGTGATAGCCGCGCTGCGCGTCATGGCTCACCGCGCTCGAGACCGCCTGGCTGGAGGGAGCCGCCTGATGGGCGCGACCACCGCGATCGAGTGGGCCGACGCGACCTTCAACCCGTGGATCGGCTGCACGAAGGTCTCCCCCGGTTGCGACCACTGCTACGCCGAGGCGCTGGCGAAGCGCACCGGCATGGCCGAGTGGGGCCCGCACGCCGCGCGCCGGCGGACCAGCGCCGCCTATTGGCGCCAGCCCTTGAAGTGGAACCGCGAGGCCGAGGCCGCCGGGACGCGCCCGTTCGTGTTCTGCGCCAGCCTCGCCGACGTGTTCGACAACCAGGTTCCGGACGACTGGCGCCAGGATCTTTGGGACCTGATCGCGGAGACGCCGAACCTCGTCTGGCTCCTCCTCACGAAGCGCCCCCAGAACGTCCGACGACTGACCCCGGTGCGGCGCGTCCGCATGGGCGGAGTCACCGTCGCGCAGCAGTACTGGCCCGCGAACGCCGCGCTCGGCGTGACGGTCGTCAACCAGGACGAGGCCGAGCGCAACGTCCCCATCCTCCTCTCCACGCCCGGCCCGCTGTTCCGATTCGTGAGCTGCGAGCCGCTGCTGGGGCCGATCCGGATGGACGGGTGGCTTAGGTCGAAGCCGAACCGCGTCACGCTCGACTGGGTGATCACAGGCGGCGAGAGCGGGGCCAAGGCGCGGCCGTCGCACCCGGATTGGCACCGCAGCCTGCGCGATCAGTGCGACGCAGCCGGCGTCCCCTACTTGTTCAAGCAGTGGGGCGAGTGGGCGGCGAACCTGGGCCACGGGGGCGTATTCGACCCTGCGCTCGCTGGAACGCTGCGACTCGACGACGACCGCCGCGCGCTCGCCTTCCCTTCAGCGATGCCGGTGCATGACGGTTCTACCGGCTATGTCGGCCCGATCACCGCCATGCGCCGCGTCGGCAAGAAGGCCGCCGGCCGCGTGCTCGACGGGCGGATCCACGACGCGCGCCCCATCGTCCCCGCGCTAGCTGAGGGAGCGCTCTGATGGGCGAGACCGCCGCCGTCCCGGGTCCTGCCATGATCCGCGGCTTCTCCGTCGGCGTCGCGCAGGGCCGCGCCACCATGTGCCTGGAAATCGCCGAGCCCGTCGGCCCCGACGACGCGCTCGCGCAAGCGCGCCTGCGCGCCCTGGTGGTGGGGCGCGTCCGCGCCGCCGGCATCGAGCCGCCCATCGCCTGCCGGACCATCATGCTGCTGGCCGGCCCCGCCGAGCAGTCCGCCGACGAGCTGCTGGCGGGCGTGCTCGCCGCGCTCGTCGGCGGCGAGACCAACCGCGTGCTGGCCGCTCGCGAGATCGTCACGAACTGCAGCGTCAACCGCCGCGCGCTGCCCACCGAGGAGACCACCGCCGATGACTGAGCCGACCACCGACCGCGTCGGCGTGCGCGGGTCCACCATCGTGACGCGCTCGGGCGTCTACTTCGATTTCGAGAACCCCGACCCCGCGACGATCCACATTGAGGACATCGCCTGGGCGCTCGCCCACACCTGCCGCTACGGCGGGCATACCACCGCCTTCTACTCGGTCGCGCAGCACTCGGTGATGGTGTGCCGGATGGTGCCGCCGTGGCTGGCGCTGACCGGGCTGCTCCACGACGCCTCGGAGGCCTACGTCGGCGACGTCGTGAAGCCGCTGAAGCTGCTGTTGCCCGGGTACCGCGAGATCGAGCGCCGTGTCGAGCGGGCGATCGCCGAGCGCTTCGGGCTGTTCTGGCCATGGCATCCGGCGATCAAGCACGCCGACCTGCGCGCGCTGCGCACCGAGCAGCGCGACGTGACCGCCGCCGCGAGCCACGCTTGGCCGGGTGTCGACTATTACGAGCCGCTCGACGCGCGCATCCGTCCCCTGCCCCCGCTCGCGGCTGCGCGCCTGTTTCTGCGGTGGTTCGACACGCTGACCAGCGCCCGAAGGGAGGCCGCTTGATGGCCCGCATCCTACTCGCCACCGACGACGATTCCATGCGCGGCTTTCTCGCCAAGGCGCTCGAGCGGCGCGGTCACGCCGTCACCCGCTGCTCGGACGGCGAGGAGGCGCTGGACGACCTCGAACGCGCGACGCCCCGCTCCTTCGACCTTCTGCTGACGGACATCGTGATGCCCGGTCTCGACGGGATCGAGCTCGCCCGGCGAGTTGTCGAGATCGACGACGAGATCAGGATCATGTTCCTGACCGGCTACGCCGCGGTCGCCCTGCCCGGCAAGGGCGCGCCCCACGAGGCGAAGGTTCTCTCCAAGCCCTTTCACCTGCGCCAGCTCGTCGACGCGGTCGACCGGGTGATGGCGCCCGCCAAGGGAGGCGCCTGATGGCCCGTGTGCTGCTCGCCGAGGACGACGATCTGATGCGAGGGTTCCTGTTCAGCCTGCTGACGTCCGGGGGGCACGCCGTGTGCGCGTTGCCGAACGGCGAGGCGGCGTGGGCCGCGTTTGAGGCGGCGGCCGACGCAGCGGACACCGCGAAGCGCTGCGGCGGGGTGGCGACTGGGATGCCGACCTGCCGCTTCGATATCGTCGTCTCCGACATCGTCATGCCTGGCATGGACGGGATCGAGCTCGTCCGCCGCGTCAAGGAGCGCGACCCCGACGTCGCCACGATCTTCATCACCGGGTTTGCGGGCGTGATCCTGACGCCGGAGCCCGAGGCGGATCCCCACCGCGCCAACGTGCTCGGGCGGCCCTTCCATCTCCGCGACCTCGCCAGAGAGGTCGACCGCCTGTTCGCCGCCCCGCCGCCCTCCCCTTCGCCAGGCGGGCGCGCCGCGAGGTTCGCGTGATGCTGATCGCCAGGATCGAAGGCGCGACGCGGGTGCTCGGCCGATGCCAGGGCTACCTGGGACTGCCGGTGCGCGACCACCTGATCGACGAGGCCGTGAACGGCCCGGGCACGCCGGCGATGACCACCGCCTGGACGCCGACCCCGGACGAGCTGGCGGCGCTGAGCGCCGGCGCCGCGGTCCACGTGACCATCCTCGGGACCGTCCACCCGCCGATCCTCGTCACGGTCGGCGCGCCGCCGGAGGGGGTATGAACATGAGCGACGAGACGCTTTCGCTCGCGGGGCTGAGTCCCGCGCAGATCGCCGACCTGCGTGCGCACGTGGCGGGCCTGACGGTCCCGGAGGGCGTGGACCCTGTGCCCGCGCCGGCGCACGGCTGGACCTGCTTTCACTGCTGCGAGACCTTCCTGACCGAGCGCGCGGCTAGGCTTCACTTCGGCCCGCCGCCGGACGGCGCTCCGGGATGCGCCCTGAAGGTTGAGGCTGGCGATATCGGCCTCCTCGGACTCGTTCGTGACCGCGACGCCGAGATCGAGAAGCTGCGGGCCGAGAACGAGTCGCTCGACTACAGGGCGAGCTTTGTCGGCGCGATCGAGGCCGAGCTATCCCAACGGTTCGCGGGCGCCAAGAGCGTCCATCAGGCGTGGCTGCTCTACGAGGCGATGGAGAGTCGCGCGCTCGCGGCCGAGGCGATCAACGCGCGGCTGTGGGAAGCGCTCCGGTCGATCGACGCGGACGCCGCGGCCAAGCTGCAGCGCGCACGGATCGAGGGCACGCTCCTATGACCTACCGCCTGCTCTCCCGCGGCGAGGCGGTCGACCAGGACGCCGACCCCTACGCGCTGGTCGAGCGCGGCGATGGAGGGCGGCTGATGCTTCTGGACCTCCTGGACTCTGCGGCGAGCGAGGACGAGGGCTTGCCCGTCTTTCCGTACACGCCGCGCGTCAGCGAGGAGGTCCGGCGCCGGATCATGGTGGCGGTCTGGGCGCTCGCCTATGAGGTCTACGACGACAGCCTCGTGGCCGACCACGTGTTCGACGCCGAGTGCGCGAAGGTCGACCTCTCGATCGACACGCCTCGCCCCGACCTAGACGCCTGGTTCCGCGAGAACTTCGACCCCTGCACCGGCCAGTGGGTGTGGGCGCATCCGGAGCGCGAGGGACTGTTTCGGATCTACCTGCTGCTTTGGCACGCGCGCAACGAAGGGCGGGCGCCGTGACCTACCGCCTGCTCTCCCGCGGCGAGGCGGTCGACCAGGACGCCGACCCCTACGCGCTGGTCGAGCGCGGCGTCGGCCTGATCGCGGCGCGCGCCCACCGCACGCTCGAGCTGGTCAACGGCCGCGGCGAGCGCCACGCGACCCTGTTTCCCCACCGAAAAGCGCAGGAGGAGGCATGAGCACGCTGCAGGAGCGCATCGAGGCCGGGCTTGTGATGCGCAAGGCCGGCTACACCGCGCGGACGCAGGCGAACGGCCGGGACAGCGGCAACGGCTACGCGCAGGAGATCGTCGACGCCGGCCTCGAGCTGCTGGAGGCCGGGGAGCTGACGACCCACCAGATCGCGCGCCGACTGAACGTCCGCTTCGGGACGAAGCTGAAGGGGTCCACCGTCCGCCAGTGGGCGTGGCGAAAGCGCAAGCGCGAGGCGCGGTCGGCATGATGACCACCGAGGCCGACTCGCTTCCCGCCAGGGCGCTCTCGATCCGCCAGCCCTGGGCGTGGGCGATCCTGCACGCCGGCAAGGACGTCGAGAACCGCGGCGCGCGGGCGGTGACGCTCGGCGCGATGACCACAGGGCCGGTCGCGGTTCACGCCTCCAAGGGCATGACGCGCGACGAGTACGAAGGCGCCGCGCGCTTCATGGCGAGCCTGGGCGCGGTCTGCCCTCCCCCGGACGATCTGGTCCGCGGCGCGATCGTGGGCGCGGTTCATGTCACCGCGATCGTCGAGGAGTGGGCCTCGCCCTGGTTCTTCGGGCCGCGCGGGCTCGTGCTCCTGGCGCCCACCGCGCTCGCGACGCCGATCCCTGTCGGGGGCGAGCTTGGGTTCTTCGACTGGCGGAAGAACGTCGGCCAGCCCTGGTCCGCGACGGCGATCGCGGAGCCGAAGCCTTGGATGCGTGCGTGGCCCGGACCACGCCGGCGCTCGGAGGCGGCTGTGCCGGCCGAGCCGCCACCGCCGGCGGCTTTACCGTTGTTCGGCGATGGGGACGCGGCGTGATCGGCTACCTTCTCGATCGCCTCACACGGACGCGCCGCCCGGACCGCGTGATCTCCCGCGCCGACGGCGCGCGCATCTTCTCGATCTACCGGCTGTTCCACATCGGGGCGTGGTCGTTCGTCATTCACCGCTTCCACGCCGAGGACGCGCCGGACTGCTTTCACACCCACGAGGCGCTGTCGTTCCGGCTGATCCTGTCGGGCGGCTACGTCGAGGAATTCGCCGACGGCCGGCGGCGCACATGGCGGCCGTTCGGCATGGGCTTCGTCCGGGTCGACGACGCCCATCGCATCCACGCGGTGCTCGCGCGGCGGACCTGGACGCTCTGGGCCCAGGGGCCGAAGCGCGCCGCGGTCCGCCTGCTCGGCGACGGCTGGGGGCGCGCGCTGTGAAGTTCTATGTGGGCCTGCATCAGCCGAGCGACGCGCGCCACTTCGATCTCGCGTTCGTGTCGGTGAACCGGCTGCGCCGCCGCAAGAAGCCGGTCGAGGCGCGGGCCTGGATCATGGATTCCGGAGCCTTCACCGAGATCGCCTGCCATGGCGGCTATCGCACGAGCGTCGAGGACTACGCCGCGGAGATCAACCGCTGGGCCTACGAGGGATCGGGCCTCGTCGCGGCGGTGGCGCAGGACTGGATGTGCGAGCCGTGGATCGTCGCGAAGACCGGGCTTTCCGTCGCCAAGCATCAGAGGCTCACCATCGAGCGTTACGACGCGCTCCTGCCGCTCGTCCGCGGCGTCTACGTCATGCCGGTGCTGCAGGGCTACACCGTCGCGGACTATCTCGCGCACCTGGTCGCCTACGGCGACCGGCTCGCCCGCGGCGCCTACGTCGGGGTCGGCTCGGTCTGCAAACGCAACACGAGCGTCGCCGACGTCGAGGCTATCCTGTGTGCGATCAAGCGCCGGCGGCCGGACCTGCGGTTGCACGGATTCGGGCTCAAATCCACGGCGCTGGGCTCGGCGCTTGTGCGCGACGCGCTCGAGAGCGCCGACTCAATGGCGTGGTCGTTCGCCGCGCGGCGGCAGGGGCGGAACGCGAACGACTGGCGTGAGGCGATGCGTTGGGCGGAGCGGATCGAGCACCAGCCGGTGCAGCTCGGGTGGGACTTCACGGCAGGGGCGCCGGCGTGAGCGTCTACGTCGACGACGCGATCCACCGCTACGGGCGCATGATCATGTGCCACATGTGGGCCGACACCGAGGCGGAGCTGCTCGCCATGGCCGACGCGATCGGCGTCGCGCGGAAGTGGGTGCAGCGGCCACCGAAGGCGAGCTGGGTGCACTTCGACATCTGCAAGACCAAGCGCGCGCTCGCGGTGAGGGCGGGGGCGATCGAGACCGACCGCTTCGGCCCGCTCGAGCACGAGGCGCGCCTGCCGGCCGCGGCGGGCAGGCACGACCTCGCGGAGCGGCAGCTGAGACGCGTCGCGGAAGCGCGTGCTAGAAGGACGGCTGAAGGAGGGTTCATCTGATGGCCGAGAAACCTTGGTGCATCTCGATCGGCCCGCGCCTCTCCGAGGACGGCGCGGCTTGGGTCTATGCGGACGGCTCGCCGGCGCCGCTCGGCGAGGAGGGGCTCTGCGTCGAGTGGAATCGGTCGGAAGTGGGCGGGGTCATCGTCCATTTCGAGAGGAGCGGCAACTATATCGGTCAGGCGTTCATCGTGTCCGAGCAGGAGCTAGCCGATCTCAGGCGGTTCCTCGAGCGCGGACCACCGCGGTGACGGCCGTGCGCGCGCCAGCCCTGATCCTCGCCTCGCTGTTGTCCACGGCCGGCGCCGCGGCGGAACCATCGCCGGGCGTGGCGGCCGTCATCGACCGCTCCGACTTCGCGCTCGTGATGACGTCCCGCTTCGATTCTGGCGCGCCGGCGCTCCCGGCCACCGGCGCCGGGGGCGACTGCGCGCGGCTGATCCTCGGCGCGGCGGAGCTCGACCCGGCCGACCCGCCGGCCGCCGCGCTCCAGGCCGCCGCGCTGCGACCGGCGGCGGCCTACTACACCGCGGAGGCTTACGAGCGCGCGCTGATGCGCGGCCTGATCCGCGCGACGCCGCCGGCCTGGGACGGGCCGGTCCCCGCGCCCGAGGCCAAGGACGCCGCGATCGACGCGCTGATGGCCGCGTGCCGCGCCTACTGGGCGGCGACCGGGGAGCAGGGTTAGGAGAGCGACATGCGGCGGTGCTACTGGTGCGACATCGGAAAGCCGATACTGGTCACGTCCGGAAGGCACGATATCGGCGACGGGCGAACCGACGCGTGCACGCGCTCAGGCGTCGACGAGATGAAATCCGTCGCGGAGCGCCGAGAGGTCGGCAGAGAGATCGAGCAACCGTTCGGAGGCCGACGCCGCTAGCGCTTCCCGCCGAGCGGCGCCCTCACCTGCCCCCAGTCCACCACCGGCGACTCGTCCCCCGCCTCGGGCTCCTTCTTGGCGTGGCCGCCGCGCGGTTTGCGCGTGTAGTGCGGGATCGGCTTGTCAGCGTTCGAGCGGCGGTGCCCGCGCACGGCGATGGTCCTCGCCGAGTCATGAGACCCATCAATTTTTCCGTCGATTTTGGTAATAGCGGCCGGAGCGTCCGCCGCCCCCCCTCCCCGCCTGGCCGCCGCGCCTGCTGGCGGCTGGGCGCGGACGATGCCGGCGAGCACCGCCCAGGCGTAGAGTTCCGCCAGGGCGGCGACGAGCCATATCAGCCCGTCCGGGATCGCCTTGCGCTCGGCGGCGGCCACCGCCGCCTGATGCATCGCCCGCTCGCGGACGGCCGCGGCGATCGCGCCCTCGGGCCCCTCGAGCCGCGCCGACGCCGCCTCGATCGCCAGGCGGGTCTCCGGGCCCCAGTCCCCGTCCGCGTTAAGCCGGAGCGCCAGCTGCGCCTCGCGCCGGGCCTGCAGCCGCGCCACCGGGTCGGCGTCGGCCAGGCCGGCGCTCGTGATGGCGGCGAGGATGGCGCGATCCCTGGCGAGCTGATCGTCGAGCACGACGAGCTCGGCGCGGGCCTCCACGATCGCGGGCTGATCGCGCAGCCGGTCACGAGCGTCCATCAGCGCGCTCGCGGTCATGGTGGCGTCCCAGACGCCGAGCAGGAAGCCGAGCGCGATCCAGGCGCGCGCCGCGCCCCTGGCGTCGGCGGCGGCGAGATCCTTGGCGAGCGCCGAGGACCGCCAGACGCCCACCGCGACGCAGGCCGCGCCGACGCCGAGGATGACGGCATAGACCGGGACGCCCCAGAGGGCGGGCTTGGGTGGCGCGAAGCTCGGAGCATTCGCGACGTTCGCGGCGGCCGACATGGCGAGCAGCGCCAGGGCGGAGAGGCCGAGCAGCCCGAGATGGGCGACGAACTGGGGCGGGCGGCGGGGGCGCATCGCCCTCCCGCTTAGGCCCGATGTGTTGACTCTCCGTTGACTCGGCGGCGCGCCCCTCCCCTCCCCTCCGCCGGGCTGGTGTTTTTCTCTGCGCGTTCAGCTAGTTAGTGGTGGAGCCGAGCGGGATCGAACCGCTGACCTCGTGAATGCCATTACTCTCGGAGGCTCCCGGGGGCCCCTCGCGATTTCAACGCCTTCGGGCTCGGGGGTTAACAACTTCTTGATTCTTAAACCGCATTCGGCTACATCCACCGGCGTGCGACCGCGGTCGTCCGGCGCT